GCGGAGGGCATTGCCATCGCGCAGACCTTCGTCAAAGACCAACTGACTTATGCTCAAGCAGAGATCGAACGTCTTCGTGCCCGGGAAACCGCGCTAGAAGCTGAGGCTGCGGGCTGGGAGAAGCGTGATGAAGAGCGTGAAGCTCGTATCGACGAGCTAGAGAGACGAGTTACTAGAGCCGAGGCTCGAGCAGAGCTTCTGCAAGAACAACTCACTAAGTGTCAACGGTACATAAACCGCAAGTAAGTAGAAGGGAGGGTTGACGTGAGTAGCATCCTGACAGACGTCAAGCACATGCTTGGCATTCCAGAGGAAAACACTGCGTTCGACTCGGACGTCCTCGTGTACATCAACACGGCGTTCGGCGACCTGACGCAGTTGGGAGTCGGACCCGCTATCGGCTACCAGATCACTGGTGTCGACAATCAGTGGGAAGAGTTCTACACCGACCCACGTCTCAACGCCGTCAAGAGCTACGTCTTTCTCAAGGCCAAGCTCCTTCACAACCCTCCCGACATGGGATTCATTCTCACTGCCATGGAGAACCAGCTGAATGAGATGGCTTTCCGCCTGAACGTCGTCGCCGACTACGGGTGATCCATGCTCAGCAACACAGCGGTTCCTAAGCACTATGCTGCTTTTCAGCAGAAAGTGCTTTCAGGCGAAATCCCCGTCTGTGAGGAAATCTCACTTCAGATGCAGCGAATCGATGCTCTCGTCAGAGACCGGAATGTCTACTACGACCCGGAAGCTATCGACGGATTCATCGAGTTCTGCGAAGAGGAGATGACCCTCACAGACGGGGACCCCGTCCACATGCTCGATACGTTCAAGCTGTGGGCGGAAGACTTGCTGAGTTGGTTCATATTCGTCGAGCGGGAACGCTGGGACGAAGAAGCAGGACAGTTCGTCATGAAAGTCGTTAAGAAACGGCTTCGTGACACTCAATACCTGATTGTGGCTCGCGGTGGGGCCAAGTCAATGTACGTCGCGTTCTTGCAGGCGTACTTCTTGACTTGTGACCGCGCAACCACGAACCAAGTCACGGTAGCCCCGACAATGATCCAGGCCCAAGAGGTACTGGCACCCATCAAGACCGCTATCACACTTGCCAAGGGTCCGTTGTTCAAGTTCCTGACCTTCGGATCGATCAACAATACAACCGGTGCGAGGTCTGGCCGTCAACAGTTGGCCTCGACTAAGCGAGGGATCGAGAACTTCCTTACAAACTCGGTGCTCGAGATTCGCCCAATGTCCATTGACAAGGTGCAGGGGCTCAGGTCCAAGTACAACTCGGTGGACGAATGGCTTTCGGGTGACACTCGAGAGAACGTCATCACTGCACTCATGCAGGGTGCGTCGAAGTTTGAGGAACCGATCCTGGTTGCGATCTCATCGGAGGGAACGGTCCGGAATGGTGTCGGCGATGACATCAAGATGGAGTTGCAGGCAATCCTGAAGGGTGATCTGCAGCAGCCGAACGTCTCAATCTGGCACTACAAGCTGGATGATGCTTCCGAGGTCAAGAATCCGAGAATGTGGGTTAAGGCACAGCCGAACATTGGTAAGACTGTGTCTTATGAGACCTATGAGATGGATGTGAAGCGGGCGGAACAGTTCCCGAACGTCCACAATGAGATCATGGCGAAGCGCTTTGGCCTTCCGATGGAGGGCTTCACTTTCTTCTTCTCATACGAGGAGACTCTGCCGACTCTTGATCGACTCATACCCGATCGATTCGACAAGATGCCTTGTTCGCTGGGTATTGACCTGTCGCGGGGTGACGACTTCTGTGCGTTCACTTTCCTATTTCCTCTGCGTCATGAGGAATTCGGCATCAAGACCCGTAGCTACATCACTCGACGTACTCTGTATCTGCTTCCAGCCTCTCGCAGGATCAAGTATGACGAGTTCATAGCCGAAGGAACCCTGATCATCTTTGAGGGTTCTGTTCTGGACATGCTGGATGTTTACACGGACATGTCGGAGCACTGGCATGCTCATGAGTACGATATTCGCACCTGTGGGTACGATACGTACAACTCAAAGGCGTTCATGGAGAACTATGAGCGTGAATGGGGTCCATATGGCATTACGAAGGTGATTCAGGGTGCTAGGACCGAATCAGTTCCACTCGGCGAGATGAAGACTCAGGCCAACGCTGGTTTGATCCGTTTCGACGAGCGAATCCTGACCTACACCATGGGCCATGCGGTCACATGGGAGGACTCAAACGGCAATCGCAAGCTTGTCAAGCGTCGTCATGACGAGAAGATCGACAACGTGTCGGCCTGGATGGACGCATACGTTGCATTCAAGGCCAACCCCGACCAATTCGAATGAGGAGGTGAGAGATGGGACGAGTTCTCAGGCAGCTCAAACACAGCTGGAACCTGTTCAAGGACGGCCCAGAAGACGTCAACCATACCGGCGGATTCGCCGCCCAGAGACCAGGCATGAACCGTTCTATGTCTCTGTATTACAGCGATCGGTCGTTCATTCAGTCGATCTACAACCGCATGGCCGTGGACTTCTCGTCGATCGAGTTCATCCACGCTCTGTTGGACGAGAATGACGTCGCGAAAGAGATCGTTCGAGATGATCTTCACAACTGCTTGACCGTGTCGGCCAACATCGACCAGTCAGCACAAGCACTCAAGATCGACTTCGCAATGACGTTGTTCGAGACGGGCGAAGCATGCCTCGTGCCGGTCAACACCCGCATGGACCCTCTGGAGAACGCCTCCTACGGCATCCAGGACCTCCGCGTGGCAACTGTGGCTGGTCGAGGGGCACGTCACCTCTTGCTCAACATCTACGACGACCGTGAGGTCGATGACAATGGCGAACCAGTCAACGGTGGAGTCACCAAGCAGCGCTGGGTCCCGAAGGACATGGTTGTCTGTCTGGAGAATCCATTCTACTCGATCATGAACGAGCCGAACGGAATGGTTCAACGTCTCATCTCGAAGCTCGCGCTCCTCGACAAGATCGATCAGGAGACTGCATCACAGAAGCTGGACTTGCTTCTGCAGTTGCCTTACAACGTTCGGTCAAAGAGCCGTCAAGATCAAGCCAAGCAGCGTCGCCAGGACCTCCGCGACCAGCTGAAGGATGACGAACTCGGAATTGGCTACATCGACATTTCCGAGAAGGTCATCCAGCTCAACCGTCCAGTCGAGAACAAGCTCATGGAGCAGATCGAGTCTCTCGCCAAGAAGATCATGGACGAGCTGGGTATCACTGCAGAGATCATGAACGGCTCTGCCGATCGCAACACCATCAACAACTACTACGACCGCACGATCGAGCCAATCGCCAACGGTATGCGGCTCGAAGCGAAGCGGAAGTTCCTCACCAAGACGGCGATCACTCAGCGACACTCGATCGAGATGTACCGCGATCCTCTCAAGATCATTCCAATCGACGAGCTGGCTGAGGTGGCAGACAAGTTGATTCGCAACGCCGTTGTAACGGCCAATGAACTGCGTCCGAAGATCGGATACCGACCTTCAGACCAGCCGGGTGCTGACAAGCTCAACAACCCGAACATGCCAGATGAAGATCAGGCGGCAACAACGGAACAACAGCCTGCTCCAGTAGTCAAGCTCGCGCCTCAGCCTCCAGAGGAGGTGGCGGATGCCTAAGGACTACCTTGCCATGCGCAAGAAGGAGCCCGGTGACAAGGAAGACCACGGCATCAAGGGCCAGAAGTGGGGCATCCGACGTACGCCGGCGCAACTTGCGAGCGCGATCAAGGCCCGTGCCCAGAAGGGGCACCCAGTCACTCCAACGAAGAAAGCGGAAAAGGTACTCTCTGACTCAACGAAGAAAGGGATGTACAAGCCGCAGTCACCACCTGCTGGCGAGAGCTCTCCGGCTCGCTATGCCAGGCTGCAAGCTCAAGCAAAGGCCGGCAAAGCCAGCGAAATGAGTGAGGCCGACCTGAAGTTCTTCAACGCTCGAACCGAGGCTCTGTCCAAGGTTGCGAAACTCAACGAACAGAAGCCCGGTTGGCTTGCTACGACAGTCAAGCAAGTAGTCCAGACAACTGCTCAGCAACAGCTTCAGAATGTTGCTACCACTGCTGCCAATGAGTTCATTGGTAAGAGGGTTTCTGAGCAGATTGTCAAGGCTGCTGCCAAGAAGAAGTAAGCCAAGACGAAAAGGAACCAGGAAGGTCAAAATGGAACCGGATTTCTCAGGCTACGTGACCCGATACGACCTCAAGTGCACCGATGGCCGGACCATCGCGCACGCAGCGTTCGCCGGACAGGCACGCAACGAGGAGACACGCAAGGTCCCGCTGGTCTACCAGCACAACCACACCGACGTCAGCCAGGTGCTCGGCTACACGATCCTCACTCCCAAGGAGGACGGCATCTGGGGTGACAGCTACCTCAACGGAACGGCCAAGGCGCTCGACGCGAAGCAGGCTGTTCAGCACGGCGATCTCACCAAGTACAGCATCTGGGCAAAGGACCTCGAGGGGAACGGGTACCTCGTTCACGACGGCGTCATCCAGGAGACCAGCCTCGTGCTGGCCGGTGCCAATGCGGGCGCGAACATCTACAACGTTCTGGCCCATGGCGAGATGGACGACAACTCCATCATGGTCGTCACCGGCGATCTGGAGCTGAAGCACGCCGACGTCAAGGAGGGAGAGGACCCTCCGGCCAAGCCGGCAGAGCCCGAGCCTCAGCCTGGTGGACCTGAGCCGCAGCCCAACACCGAGGAGAAGGACGTCTTCGGCAAGTGGCTGGACTCCCTCAGCGATGAGGACAAGGCCCAGGTCAACAAGGATCTCGAGGAGATCGTCACGGAAGCAGTCACTGAGGCCCTCACCGAGGAGCCTGCCATCACTCACTCAGGCATCGACGACTCCTCCAAGAAGGGATCTCCAATGACACGCAACCTCTTCGACGAAACGAAGAAGGGCAACGCCGAGCTTCCGCAGCTGAAGCACGACGACATCAACGCGATCCTCACCAAGGCCAAGGGGCCCACCGGTGAGGGTGGCGACGGCGCCGCGACCTCGCTTCGTGGACTCATCCGCTCACCGCAGGGCAAGGAGCTCATGCACGCCGACGACTACGGCGTACAGAACCTCGAGATCCTGTTCCCCGACGCCCAGGCGCTCATGCAGCGTCCGACCTTCGTCGACCGGCGTCAGGACTGGGTCAAGGCCTTCATGGGCGGCACCTCGCACAGCCCGTTCAGCCGGGTGAAGACCCTCTACGCCGACATCACGGCGGAGGAGGCGAGGGCACGTGGTTACCTCAAGGGCAACAAGAAGCCCGACGAGTTCTTCCCCGTGTTCCGTCGGACGACCGGCCCGGCCTGGATCATCAAGAAGCAGCGCCTGGACCGTCAGGACATCATCGACATCAAGGACTTCGACGTCGTCGCCTGGATCAAGGTGGAGATGCGCGGAAAGCTCGACGAGGAAATCGCC